ACTATTACCACCGCAGATGGATACACTATTCACACCTTTTTATCTTCAGGAACATTCACACCCGCCTTTGTTGGCGAAGTTGATTACTTAGTAGTTGCTGGCGGTGGCGGTGGTGGTGGTAACTACCACACAATAACCACAGGTGGCAGAGGAGGTGGTGGCGGGTTTAGGACAGGCACAAACTTTGCAGTTGCAGCTACAGGGCTTACAGTTACTATCGGCGCAGGAGGAGCCGCTGGCACGGGGGGTGCTGGTAATAACGGAGCCAAAGGTTCTGATTCGGTGTTCTCATCCATAACTTCTACTGGCGGGGGCTATGGAGCCACAAATCAGAAAGTAGGAGGATCTGGTGGTAGCGGCGGTGGCGCTTCTGGTCCAAACTCTGCTGGAACTATTGCTGGTGGCGCAGGTAATACTCCTTCAACAACTCCATCTCAAGGTAACGATGGTGGATCTGCCACTCAATACGGGGGCGCTGGAGGCGGCGGCGCTGGTGGTGTTGGCACTCTTGCAGACTCTGGCGTAGGTTTAGCAAATAATTACTCAGGCTCGTCTGTTACTTATGCTGCTGGTGGCACTCCTACTTTAGCAGGTGGCGCGAATACAGGAGATGGTGGCAGTCAGGGCAACGGTGGTGCTAATAATCCCGGCTTTGCTGGTGGTTCAGGCATTGTAATCATTCGTTATCGTACAGCGGGTGAACAAGTAATACTTCCTACAGTTGGTACTACGGGTACAGTAGCTTCAGTTAATATGTTACAGACTCGTACACAAGGAGATTTTGTAGCATACCCTACTGGCAATGGAACTGTAGTAACTCCGCTTAATATAACTTTTACTCCAAAGAAAGCGGGCAATAAGGTTATATTAGAGTTCACAGTAAATGGCGAAGGTAGCCATGAGGTAGGATGGATAGTTACTCGTAATGATGTAAATCTTCCAGATACGACTGATGCTTCTAATAATATGTGGGCTGTAATTGTAACAGGATCACATGATAACGATATAAATAGCACGCCTAATACTAGGGTTGTTCGTATACTTGATCTTAATACCCTTGCTGTGGCAAGCACATATAAAGCACTGGTTAGATGTACATATACTGCACAGACTAATACATATAAACTTAATCATGCTTATGGTCATGCAGGAGCAGATTATCGAGAATCTCTGCTATCTGTAGTTACTGCTACTGAGATATGGACTTAATACAGGAATAATATGACAATTAAAATTACAACACCAAATGGCGGAGCAGATAGCTTAGACTTTGGTTGCGCTCAGACTGCTATTGTAGCCACAGTTACAGGCACAGAGGTTAGCTCTGGTGAAGGCAAGTTAGAATTCAAAACCACAACGGGTGGAACTAGTGCTACTAAGGCTACAGTATTAGCTAATGGTAATGTTGGTATAAATAAGACCGCACCTGTTACAAAATTACATATAGAAGGTGGAGGAACATCACTACCTGCTACTACTGGAACTACTCCTAGCGCAGGAACTACCTTACGCATTAGACCCGGAAATAATGCCATCTTAGATATTGGTGGTCATAGTACAAGTGGCGCATGGCTACAGAGTTATGACCAAACTGGAATGCAAACAGAGTATCCATTATTACTAAATCCAAATGGCGGTGATGTTTCTATCGGGGGAACAGCAGGTGACTTGAAGTTCAACTCAGGGTATGGCTCTGCTGCTACAGCTTATGGATGTAGAGCTTGGGTTAACTTCAATGGTACGGGTACTGTGGCTATTCGTGAAGATGGTAATGTTAGTTCTATTACGGATAATAGTACGGGGAACTACACTGTGAACTTTGCAGTAGCTATGCCCGATGTGAATTATGGGTATTCTTTAACTGGGCGACAGGATGGGGCCGAATGTAATAATATGTGTCCCGTGAGAGCAGGTTTTGCTACTGGGTCGTTCCAGTTTCAAGCTTACAATGTAGATGCAACCCCCGGCATAAGAGACTATATCGATGTAGCTCTTTCAATCTTTAGATAAGGACAATAATGAGAATAATATATAAAACAGAAGAAGGTGGAGTAGCAGTTCTTATCCCTTCACCTAATTACCTACAAGATCACACCATTGAAGAACTTGCTGCTAAAGATGTACCAGAAGGTGCTAAATTTGAAATAGTAAAAGATGCAGACGTACCTTCAGATCGTACATTTAGGGAGGCTTGGACATGGGCATAACAATAGACATTAATAAGGCTAAAGTTATTACTAAAGACAGACTCCGTGAGGAACGCAAACCTTTACTTGATGCTCAAGACATCCTATTCAATAGAGCATTAGAAACATCTGAAGATACTTCAGTTATTGTTACTGAGAAGAATAGACTTAGAGATATAACCAAACAAGTAGATGGTATGAAGACTTTGGATGAGTTAAAAGGAGTAAGTGTCTAATGGCCTCTAGCATAGAAACTACAAGCAGTACTACTATATTAAAGAATAACGGCAATACATATCTAAGTGTAGATACAAATGACGTTGTAGCTTTAACAAATCCATTGCCTGTTGCTAGTGGTGGTACAGGTAGTGCTATTGGTGCTATTACAGGAGGCATTATTCAAGTTGTATCTGGCTCTACAACTACTGCAACATTAACTACTAGTTCCAGTTACGTTGATACGGCTTTATCCCTTGCCATAACCCCTCAGCTTTCTTCAAGTAAAATTTTGGTGTTAGTTAATGGCACAATACGGGGTCAATCTGACAACGCACAAATAGGTTCTATGGGATTAGTTAGAGGATCAACTGTAATTTTAGATGACCCAAGTGCTATAATCCTTTCCGTTAATGCAAATGTTGGGATTGCATACAGGGCATCAATAGTATATTTAGATTCACCATCAACAACTTCAGCAACTACATATAAAGTTCAAATTAAAAGAACCACTTCAGCGGGTACTAGTTATAACGTAGAGTTTCCTCCTTCTAGCAGCCCTGCAACAATAACATTAATGGAGGTAGCGGGATGATGAACCAGAAAGCCATATTTATACTATACCCAACAGTAGTTACAATAAGAGAGAAAGAGGATGGCAGTTTTATAGCTACTGATAAAGACGAAGAAGTTGTAGAGATAGATGAGACTATAGTAAATGCTTGGGTTAATCCTAATGCTTATAAAGAACTACGGATAAGAGAATATCCACCAATAGAAGATTATTTAGATGGGATTGTTAAAGCTGATGACCTTCAGGTACAGAAATACATTGATGATTGCTTGGCTGTAAAAGCTAAATATCCTAAGAAAGCAAAGAATAAGAAAAAATAATGGCAGTAATTACACTAGACACCACTCAATATACGTTAGATACCACAGAGCTAACGCTTGACGGTTCGCATACGCATGGTCCTGTTGTAGATACAGTTGATGGTGGTTTTATTCATAAATCCCATAAGATCAAGTATGACGTTTATGTTGATGGCTATGACCCACTAGCGATAGTTAAGGAAGTTAAGGAAAAGTTTAAGAAGGCAAAGAAGAAGAAGAAAGCGGTACGGGTAGCAGAGCCAGATCAAGTTATAGAGGAATCGCCAGAGATTTGGATTGATTACTTTAACAATGAAGCAAGTAATCTGTCCAGGAAGAAAGAAAGAGAAGAAATAGAAGCCTTAATCAATAAGGCAATGGAGAGTATTCAGTTACGAGATGAGCAAATATTAGAGGCGCAGGTCCGAGAAAAATTAAGGCTGAAACTAGTCGAGGAAGATAATCAGATGTTATTGTTAGCACTCTTAATGGCGGCTTAATGGACACAACTAAAACAGATATAGCTAGGGCAGGTAGGGCGCAAGAGATTCTTGATAATCCTGAATTTCAAGCTGCTTGTGATGATATAGAACAAGGAATTGTAGATAGGTGGAAGGCATCGAGCATTAATGACAAGGAAGGTCAAATCTACCTGAAGTTAATGTTAAAGATACATGATGACTTCATAGGAACATTAAAAAGGCGGCTTGATAGCGGCAAGATGGCTGATATCAAGGTAGAGCGCCAAAACAAGATTGCCGGGATTTTCCGGTCTTAACGAGGAAAAAATATTATGGAACAGCAAGCGACCGAAGCTCCAGAAGCAGTCGCAGACGTATCTGACCGTCTGGACAACTTACTTAGCGAACCAGTAGAGGAGGAGCAACAGACGGAACCCGAAGAATTAGCAGAAGAAGATGAGGGAACTGAAGTAGAAGCTCAAGAGGAATCCGATGAGGAAGAACCTGTTGAAGTGGAAGCAACAGACTCAATAGAAGTAGACGGACAAGTCATAGACTTGCCGGAGGGTACACCTCAAGAAGTTATTGAGGCGGTCACTACAGCGATCACAGAGAAAGAACGGTCGTTGAAGTCTGACTACACCCAGAAAACGCAAGAGGCGGCTGAGATGAGGAAGGCAGCTATTGCACACTATGAACAAGTGCAGCAACAAGCAGTCTTTCAGCAAGAACATATTGAAGCTGTTTCGCAGTTACAAAACATGGCAATACAACTGAAGGAGTTTGAGGCAATCAATTGGGATGCGCTGGCAGATAAAGACCCGGTCGCGTTCCTAAAGTACCAACACCAGAGAACTGAATTAAGAGAGGGCCATACCAAGCTGTCACAGCAACTGAACACCAGGGCAAATTCTGTGGCGCAACAGCAAGCTCAACAACTTAATGAAACAGTTCAAAAAGGTCAAGAGGTACTGGCTAATGATATACCAGGATGGGGAGCGGAATACGCGGCCAAGATAAACGGTTTTGGGCAGAAGAATTATGGCTTTACTGCTGATGAACTTGGCAATATTTACGATCCTAGAATGGTTAAGGTCTTAAACGATGCATTTAAGTACCAGCAGCTTAAAACAAAAGGGGTAAAGTCTAAGCAATTAAAGTCTACTCCTAAGAAATTCGTTAAGCCTGGTGCGAGAATAAACAAATCCTCAGAAACGGAGCGCCGTCAACGCAAGAGTCTTAAAGACACAGGCAAAGGCGCTGCTACATTAATCGAAAAATATTTATAGAGGACTACACTAATGGCAACATTTCAAACATACCAAGCGAAAGGCGATAGAGAATCCCTTTCAGACATAATCAAAGATATTAGCCCAGAGGAAACTCCTGCGCTATCTAACTTTGGAACAGGTACAGCTACGGCCACTTTCCAAGAATGGCAAACAGATGTGCTTGCAACTGCAAATGCAAACAATGCGATTGTTGAAGGGGCTGATTCTACCCTGCCAGCGATAGTTCCTACAGTACGTTTAGGTAACTATGTGCAAGATGCTGAAGTTAGCTTTGCGATTACTAATGTGCAGGATAAAGTCAAGAAAGCTGGTCGTAAGTCAGAATCTGCTTACCAAGTAGAGAAAGCCTTCCGTCAGCTAAAAATCGATTTGGAAGCATCAATCACTACTAACAACCCTGCGGTTGCTGGTGCTGCTGCTGCTGCTCGTAAATCGGCTGGACTTGAAACCTTTGCATGGGAAGTAAATAGCATGGGAACAGGCGGCGCTACTACTGTAATTACTGCTGGCGCACCTACAACTGCTCCAGTAGATTCTTCCAATGCTAACAAACGGGCATTTACTGAAACTCTGTTAAAGGCTGTTATTTTGGCAGGATTTAACAAAGGCGCTCGGTATAAAATGGCTCTATTGCCATTTGCTCAAAAGCAAGTAATGGCTACCTTCGCAGGTGTGACTGGCACACGGATGAACGCGGAAGTAGGAAAGAAGAGCATGGCCGGGATAATAGGAGCTGTTGATGTTTACGTTAGTGATAACGGAGCCATCATGCTTACTCCTGATGCTCACATGAGGACTCGCTCAGTACTATTGATTGATCCTGAGTGTGTGAAGGTGGATTTCTTGCAGACCTATGAGCATGAAGAATTAGCTAAGACTGGTTCTGCAACTAAGCACCGTGTCGGCGCAAACTTTACACTAGCAGTTACAAACCCAAGAGGTGTTGGGAAAATTGCTGATCTTACTTAAATAAGCGTGTTTTAACCCTGCCTCTTGGTAACAGGGGGCAGGAATTAGAATATGTTAATAAAAGGGAACTATAATGGCTAGAAGATTACTCTCACATAACAATATGACTGGAGTATCTGAATATTTTCACGAAAATGGCGCAGACAGTGGTAATTATGTAATAGAGACTGAACAAAAGAATCTCGATCATATAACCGACTACTGCAAAGAGGCTCGTGAAGCTAATAAGATGAAGGGGTACGGTGAAGGGAAGGTTGATTATAAAATTCCGGCAGCTATTGCTGGGCAACTAATGAAGAAAGGACTGCTCTTTGATACCGTATATATGGCTAAATTTAAGCGTGAAAACCCTCAATACAGATTGTTTGATGCTGGTACTAAGTATTTTAAAGGGGGCTTCTAAGTGAACTATACTGAACTTAAAACACAAATAACCTCTTACACCAAGAGGGCTGATTTAGATGCAAGCCTAGACACATTTATTGATTTCTTTGAGGCTCATGCAAATGCAACACTCCGGGTAGCTCCTATGGAGGTCAATATAACTGCAACTCCCTCAAGTGGCTTAGTTACCCTTCCATCAGATTATCTAGGCATGAGGAGAGTTAAGTCAGGAACATCAACTATTGAATATGTAACGCCAGACCGATTCTTAGACTATGGCACGACTTCAGCAAACGTGTACACCATTGTTGGCAACGTGCTTGATCCTAATACCTCAGAAGATATTGTCTATACTTACTATCAGAAAATACCGCCATTATCTGCATCTAACTTAACTAATTGGCTGATAGACTCATACCCAAATGCTTACTTATATGGTTCGGTGGCAGAGGCAATGATTTTTTCTAAAGGCGATGCTTCTATTCCGTTACAGCTACGGGAAGCAACACTAAATGGTATTATAAAGAGCGATAAAAAGGCTAGATGGGGCGGAACACCATTACGACAGAATACCTCTAATAAGGATGTTATATAGTGACTCCATTTTCAACAGGATTTGCGCCTGACCTAGATCCTACAACTGACGGGATTATTACAGACTGCACTAATATTGTACCTACGCTAAGAGGTTATGCTGGGGCAGCGCAAGGGGTTAATGTTGGTATGGGCCTATTACCATACGCTGCGCTACACGCAGGGCTGGTGGTTAAGCTAGATGCCTCTAGTAGGTTAATAGCAGGTACAGCAACAAAGTTATATGAAAAAAGCGGCACATCTTGGACAGATGTTTCTAGGGCTTCTGCTTACAATGCAAGCACGACATATCCGTGGCGCTTCGCTCAATTTGGTGATGCCACTCTAGCTGTAAACAAAGGTGATGTTATACAGGCATCTACTTCTGGTGCATTTGCTAATCTAACAGCGCCAAAGGCTTCTGTAATGACGGTTGCTTCTGGGTTCGTTATATTGGGAAACACATTAGAGGCTACCTACGGCGATAGCTTTGATAGGTGGTGGTGTTCTGCTTACCTTAACCATGCTGACTGGGTTCCTGCAATCTCGACACAATGTACTACGGGTCGGTTAGTTGACTCTCCTGGTCCAATTACCGGGATGAAGGCATTCGGTTATGATGTAATAGCATATAAAGATAATAGTATGTACTACGGTCGATACTCTGGTCCACCAGGTGTATGGGATTTCTCATTACTTCCAGGTAATGTAGGGGCGTTGTCTCAAGAGGCAATTGCCGACATAGGCACAGCCCATGTATTTATTGGTAATAATGATATTTACTTATTTGACGGCTCTTTGCCTAAACCAATTGGAACACCATTGAGGGAGTGGTTCTTTAACGATTTAGATAAGGCTAATAAGCATAAGGTAACAAATTCCCATGACTACGTTAACTCCTTAGTGTACTTTTATTACCCTCGTCAAAGCGGAACAGGAACACTTGATGGCTGTATAGTTTATAACTATAAGACAAACAAGTGGGGCTTGGCACATAAGGAAATAGGAAGCGTGGTTGAGTATATTCTAGGTGGTTACACTTGGGATACGCTGCCAATAACTACGTGGGATAGTTGGCCTGAAGTTGAATATGACTCACCATTCTGGACCAACACAACACAATACATAGCTTTTATTGGAACTGATCGAAAGGTCTACTCAATGACAGGCTCAAGCATATCCGCATCATTAACTACTGGTGATTACGGAATAGAGAATCAGTACTCCTTATTGAGCCGGGTAACTTTGCGTTATCTACGAGCGCCTACTGCTGCAACCATCACGAACTACTACCAGGAGGTTCACGGCAACACTTGGACAGCAGATCAGACGGTGACTGAGTCAAGCGGCAGGTTTGATTTATTCAGGTCAGCGCCGTGGCACAGAGCAAAATTTGACTTTACTGGATCAGTAGAGGTCTCTGCAATTGATGCAGATATTAAACCAGATGGGGAGTTATGAGGCTACCGATTAATCCTAGGCTGCCGGAAGAGAATGTCGGATTGGTTCGACTATTATCAGATGTCATTCAACAGGTAAATGGGGTAAACGAGGGGCGAATGAATGTCCGTCATGCGGCTACTACTGCTGCACCTACGACAGGTAGTTGGGCGCAGGGTGATATTGTATTAAATAGTACACCAAGTGAATTAGGCTCATCCCCTAATAAGTATGTAATAACTCAGTTCGTGTGTGTGGTTTCAGGTACACCAGGTACATGGGTGCAAGCAAGATCATTAACAGGAAATTAATATGGGGATATTTGATTATAAAAATAATGCCAATCCTCAGAAATCTGGGCTGCTTAATTCGTTCCAGCAAGCAGAAGCAAACTGGCCTCGCTTTAAAGAGGCTAATCTTGCTTATACAAAATCCCCAAATGATGGATCTGGAAGAAAGATAGAGGCATGGGACAAGGGTGATAAGGGCGGCTTTGAAATGGGAGGGGAGGCACGCTATCGACCTGAAAGTCTGCCTTTAAATCAAAGAGGGATAGAAGACTTTGGTGACAACACGCCTCCTTTAGATTTATATGGGGACTTAGTTTCACACTATAGCGTGAATGAAGAAGGCTCAGACCTAAGGAAAAAGTATCTAGATTTCACTGGGAATGTTCCAATGGAAACAATGCAAAAAAGATACAGCCATGCTCAAAAAGACTACGGCGAAGATCGCCCTTTTGATGTATGGAATAACAGAAGCGGAATGCCTGAATATTTTAGAGGCTATACATTTAATCAATGGCCTAATGCAGAAGAAATGTACAGGCCGGAAGATATAGAAAAGCTAGACTCAATCAAAGGTCTACTTGGGATAACAGGGAATTAATAAATGGCTAAAGGATATTTTGGAAATGCGCCGGGTTACTTTACCGACAAACAGGACATTACTGTGGGCGATGTTGGTAGGAAGGCTATTAGTGATTTTAAATGGCTTAATGACACGGCCACGAATGCTGTCAAAAGAGAAGGATTAATATTGGCTGGCATCCCAGGAGACATTCATAACGCAGTAAGCGGATTATATGGCGGAGACCA